CTGTTCTCTTCTCTTTCATAGAGTCCATGTATTCAACCATAGTGAAACTTGTAGGTGGAAGTGGTGGATGTGATAAAGGCATAATAGCACTACCTGGTTCACCCACAGTTCTTACAATACCACCTGGACGACTTGTTAGCATATCATCTAAGTTTACTCTGTCACTAATAGCATAACGACCATTGTTAGCTAGATACATGTTATCTAACTGACCACGAATAAGTGTAGACTTAACTAACTGAATATCCATAGTCAAGTCAGCATAAGAACGACCAATATGTCTATGTGGCATAATCATTGGAGTGATACATGCAAAAGGCACATTCTCTACTTTTTCTTTGTAAAGAACTGTATTACCTAAGATGACATATCTCCAGCGTTCACCATCTAGTTTAATATAGGTGTCTTTAATCATTGCTTCACTATCAAGTAAAGCTCTGTCATATTCTTCGTCATAAATATCACGTGCATTAGACTCTTCGTCAAATGTATCACGTAAGTCTGACATGATGCCTTTAACATAGTTAAGTGACTTGCCAAATGTTTCAGCAATATCAGCTAATGACATAATCTCTCTATGTTGAACAAAACGTGCATCTTCTAAATTAGGACCTTCAGCGTCTACAGAAACCATCATGTTCTCTGGAGCTACGTTCTTAATCTTAATCTCTGTGTTCTTCTCTGTTACTTTGAGTTTAACGTCATGTAACATAGAAACAGCAGGAGCTTCACCCATACCAATAGGACTATTTAATAACATGTCCATTTGATTAAAGCTAGGGTCAGGATAAGCTGTATGTTCTAATACTTCTGTTTTCTCATCTGAAGCCAACATTTGTAGTTGTGCGTCAGTTAAACCTTTATAGTTATATTCTTCTACTTCTTCCTCTTCTTCAGAGTATACTTTTACATAGCCATTCTTAGAGAGTAATGCGTCTTTAAACCATACGTAGAATATGTTAAAACCTGGGTTTTGTTCCATGACTACGTGGTTAATATAATCTGTTTCTTGGTCTGCTGCTTCTTGGTCTTCTGGACCTTTAGGGTCAAACTGAACTACTTTGTCACCAGCTACGAATACTTTAAGGAGTTGTGGTAATGCAGCTTCAATAGTGTCTTGAACGTCATAAGATACAACTTGTGAACGACCTTCTACTTCATTACCAAATGGTTCACCCAAATAGTAATCAATAGCTTCAGCTCTGTCGTTAGACAATGTTGCATCATTTACACCATAGGCAATGTTTTCTTCTTGCTCTATCTGTGCAATAACTTCTGAGTCTTTTAAATTCATTAAACAATTCCTCTTGATGAGTACTCTATCTTAGTGCTACCCCATGTATCGTTAGTCATAGACTCAATAGATGTACATAAATATCTGAACGCATCTGCTCCATGTGAATACTCATCATGTAATGGTGCGCCAGGTTCGTTAGTTGCAGAGTTTATACTTCTGCGATAATTCTTTAAACATTCAACAAGTCTATTAGCTGACTTATCAAAGTAAATACGGTGAAAGTTCATACGTGCTAGTTTAATACCAGACTCTATGTCTTGTTTAGGAACGATACGTGTATCCCATCCTAGCTTTCTCATTATATCTTCTGCTGATATACCATGCTTGAAGTCTTTAGACTGTCCGTCATGTGGCAAGAACATTTGACCCCAATTGTATGGCAAGTTCTTTAGTTGTGCAGAATAACTATCTAAAGTCCTATGGTCATCTTCTATATAACCAATAATGCGTAAGTCTGCTACACCTTTTTGGCATAAAATAACTGCCATGCTATCATTCCAACCCAAGTCCATAACAACATGAACCTTTAGCATTGGGTCATAAGGAACATTAGTAATATGTCCTTCTTCTTGTGCTTCTCTAATCTCGTTAGAGTATATAGCACCATCAACTGCTGCTTTACAATCACCTTCCCAGATGTTTGCATAGTCAGGGTTAGTCTTTAAACTGTGTTGACGTTCTATCTCTAATACTTCAGGAAACCAAGGGTTATCAGTATAGTTTACTTTAACAACCTTAGCGTTCTCTGGTGGCTCTACAACAAAGCGTTTATATGTGTCGTCTGTATCAATATTAGGGTTAAATGATACCCATATCTCTGAATTAGGTTTACGTATCGTAGGTATTAAAATATCCCACGACTTCTTTGATACTGTTTGCGCTTCTTCCACCCAGACAATATCACATCCTTCAAAAGACTTAATGGACTCCACAGTATTAGTAGCCAACCCAGTAAAACTGAACGTGCTACCGTTAAGACCACGTATTTCTGCTTCCAAGACTTCATAGAAAGCTCCTAGACCTAAAGACTGTATTTGGTCATTAAGTAATGTATGAACTGACTGCTTGATAGACTTTTGTATTTCACGTGCGCATAAGACACGTGTTGGCTCATTAGCTGCTTTTATAAGCAATGCTCTAGCAAATGACCATGACTTACCAGAACCACGACCACCGTATGCTACTTTATAACGGTGTGGCTCAAATAAGAAGTTTAATTTATCAGGAAATTGAGCTTTTGTGCTATTCACCAAGCCATCTCCAACCTTGTCTTATTTCTTCTTTTGTCCAGCCTCTTAATTTTAATTCATTATTATTATGTACACATAGTTTTTGAATATAAAATGGAGTGCTTGGAAATACTGGTTTAGCTTCTTTGTATTTAAAACCCAATATCTTTTTAATGACATTAATCATTATTTTGTGGCTTTACGAAGTCTATAGCAATGCTTATAGGTAAATTAGAACCATCTACGCCAGTCAACTCTGTAGTTGCTACTGACTTACCATCTATTCTATCACCTAATTCTTTGATAGCTGATACATCACCTGATGCTGCTTTATCTATTAAAGCCTCTGCTATCATACGTAATCGTTCTGCATCTGATTGTACTACAGCACGTCTCAGAGTTTCTGCCCATAACCTATTGTTTTTGCTAGAATATGTGTTGCCTTTGTTTACTTCGGCTGCTTTCTCTCTAGCTAATGCTAATTGTTCTTCTTTGTCCATTGTTTTGCAACTCCCTTAGGTTGGTTGCCCTCTAATTATAATCTTTAAATGCTGACTTCCCTTGTTTGTTTAGTTTCAAGTATTGTTTGTATGCGTTTTCTTTTAATGCTCTAGCTTCAGGACTATTCTGTGATAATAAACCTGCTTCTAATAATTGTGTGTTCTTTATCATCTGTGGTGTCATATCTTGAGTCACCATAGGATAGAATGGTTCTTTAGGAGTGTTTCCACCTAATGAGTATTCTGTAATATAGCCACCATTTAAGCTAGGAATAAGACCTTGCCATCCTGTAGTTTTTGGCATCATTTCACCACCGTATGTTCCATCTGACTTTACAAAAGCACGTAAACCGTATGGATTAGGGTAGTTAGTAGCTAATAAACCACCTTCACTAGGAATAGAAGCATTACCTGTAGATAATAATGACTGAGCAGCTTGTTCTTTAGCACCTTGTTGTGCCATTTTACGCATCTCTAGTTCTTGTGCGCTAGGTTGTCCACCTGTCATGGCATTAACTAAGTAATCTAAAAAGTTCATAGTTCGCTTTCTCTATTCTTTCCTTTTAAAGGATATATCATTCTTTGGTATGTTTCCCACCATTCTTGAGCATAATCAGTATTCTGATAGTCTTTAAAGCATGGTGTTCCTAATGTATGATGCACTAGTTTAGCATCTTTATTATATTCGTATTCTGTTTCTAGCCAGTTCCATGTTTCGTCTAGCTTACCTACTTGTTCTTCTGGATACTTGAGCCATTCAAACCTATGTAGGTATTTACCTGTTTGTTCTTGTACAAACTTAGGTGTGAGTTGTTTATTTAGCCAATGTGAGCAATTCCATAACATAACGCTTGACCAGTTCTTTTTAGGATAGTCTTCGTTTTTTGCACCTAGATATTTAACTGGATGCTTTGTTGTGTAGTTATGCTTTACGACTTTAACTGCTTCGTCATTATCAAAGTTAGTTAGTATTTCTGCTATATCTGTTCTGCATATCATATCGCCATCTACAAATAGTGCGATACCTTTAAAGTTATTTAGATATGGAACTAGAAAGCGTGAATAAATAAATGCGTTACTACCGTCTTTATGTGTTTCTTCGTAATCTTTTAAAGTATTTAATGCTAATGGTGTAAAACTTACCGGTATAGATGACTTTTCTATAACTGACTGGCAAAAGTTATGATAAGCAATTGGTTCTACTTTGCCATCATATCCTACGTATATATCTAGTTTTTGCATTTATTTATACATATTATTTGGATGTGTAT